CTTGATACCGCCCTGTAATCCATGTGGATTCTTCAGTCAGCAGTTCTTTATTCTCAAATGTATCAACACTTCGCGCCATTGGCAAGACAATTTGTTCAAGTTCTGCGAGGATGCGCGCCGCTTGCTTGTCGTCTAGTTGTAGCGGGATAGCGAGCTTCAATGCCAGATTGCAGATTAATGCGCGAACCGCAAGGGCATCGAGCACTCCAACATTCGTGGGCTTTTGAACGTACTTCAGGTAAACGACCTCGTAATCACAAAGGATTCGGTCGCCCTCAATCACCCATCGCACACCATTTAAATCTTGGTCAGACGAATCAAACACGTTGATAACGCGCATACAGTCGTTTGGAAGCTGAAACGCCGCCTCATAACCAAATGCGGGGGCTTCTGCGAGCTTCACAGGGACAGTTCTGGCGGTGCAACAATTCCACGGATATGTTCGCATGGTTTCCTCTAACGCTTGGTCAAAGAAGATGTTACAGAGATTCGCCTCTACAATTGTGCCTTCATCAAGATCTGACGAAGTATCTAGCGAGGCAATAGTATCAGCGCCAACTTTCAGGAGCGCTTGATTGCATACGTCGATTTTAGATAAAGCCATAATACCTCAGAAGGTGGGGGCTTACACCGAGGAGAGAAGGCGACCCTCGGATGCCCCATGATTAATTAAATGTAATAAACAGTGCCGTCAATCACTTCAGTTCCCGCAGGAGTTCCAACGAACGTGCAAATTACAAGCCCGTCCTCTCCAACAGTTGCTTCTTGATCGCCGATGCCAGTATTCTTAGCAACAACAGCGCCTGTACATGCAACAGCGATACCTACCGCGTCGCCATCAGCCGTATAGACCGCACTTCCGCTCGTCCAACCTGCGGACAGATTCATTGCAACGAATTGCACCTTAGAACCGCCGGGCAAACGCGCAACATTCAGGATCGGGGTTGCCGAGCCATCCATAGTAGCCGTAAACTTAGCGGTTTTAATATGCGCCTCGTTAGGACCAAGCGAAGTTCCACCGTTAGTATTAACAGCGGTGATTTCATTTGAGTTAAATGTAGTAGCCATTTTATATCTCCAAGTTAAATTATGGGGGTTTTCACGCCCCCGTTAGTTGATTAGACGCTTTGATCGCAAGGAATGAGAACGACCTTTTCTTCCTCTAGGCGAACCGCACCAGTGCGGAGGCAAGAGTAAGAGTACCAGTTGTTCGACTTATCTTTACGCTGAGACACGTCAGTAGACAGATTAGGATTGGTTACCTGAATCACGCCACTCTTCGCCCATGAGAAACAAGCCCGAAGATCTGCGCCCGAGGTATCAGTCGGAGTATCGGTTGCGCCCCAAGTCAATTCCGCACCAGTAACGCCTGCGTTCATGTAAGGAATCATGTTTGAGCTAACGAACTCGAAACCGTAGTAACCAGAAATCTGACCGCTAACGAGTGCTTTCACAGTCGAGAAGTCGGATGACGTAACAGTCGTGGACTCTAGCAACTCACGCTTCTGTTGTGGCCCCCAAGCAAAATACAGCTTGTTCATAGGATCATCAATCACGAGGTTGTTGGTTTCAAACAACTCAAGAGTCGCTTGCAGTTTTTCGAGGTTCATTCCGGTAGTTCCGGTAGAACCCGTTGCTACTGGGACAATGTTGTCGGTATCAAAAGGAACGGCAGTCGTTCCAGCTTTACCGGTTCCAGCATCACCAAGTGCGCCATTCATAAACTCGATTCCACCTTTACGCTGAAGGGCAGACACCTGACGCTGAACATATCCAGACTCAGGATTGACGAGCATTTGAACTTTATCGAACTTATCCAAGCCAATACCTACATCGTAAGGAGTGGCTACAACACGCCGACGGGCATGTGTAATATCGGATTCGGGGGAGTCAGCAAACTGCTGAGTAACTTCGGTCGCAAAGATGCTTCCGAGTTGGTCGTAATACTTTTCTTCACCGTTAATGCTTTCTTCAATGCATTTTCCGCTGAACATGTTACCCTTGAGTTCCAAGAGCATTCTGAGAGTGCTATCGTATTGTTTTACGAAAGCGGTAGTGATTGATGTTGAGGCCATGAGTTTTCTCCTAGTTGACCGTTAACAATTAATGCTAACCACCGTGGCGAGCATCGTTAGTGCTTCTCGGTTTGATTGTCTCCACTAGGAGGTCTTGCCTATCGTTTAAAGCCTGAGTGGGCTTCCAGACAGAGAGGCCGCAAGAGTTATCCCTCTGTCTGGTTGTTGCTTATACTCCTAACATCAAATGATGTCAAGAACTTTTTCGATTAATTTAACTTTGCAAAGAGTGAGTTACGCTTTTCGTGCATGTGTTTCGGGATTGATTCTCCCGATTTCAGGTACGATTGCATTTCAAACTCGACTTCATTGATTTGGTCTTGAACGCCGGACTGCGTTGATGTCTGGTGATGCCCGATTTCTGGGTCATCCGCAAATCCCGCCGCAATTTTAGCCAATGGAATCGCGAGAGACGGCTCAGAAAGCACTCCGCTCTCCTTAAAGTAATCTGCCTGCTCGCGAGTCATACCGTTATTCTCCAACATTGCAACGATTCCGTCATTGATTGCCTCGTATCCGTCACCGAACTCGGTCTTTAGAGCATTGATATTCGATTCGGTCTGCTCTTTTAGTGCCTTATTCGTGGACTCGGTCTGTTCTGCGACCATACTAAGTAGCGCATCGACGGCGGCATCGGCTTGCTTGCCATTCGCGCCCATCTCAAATGCCTGTTGCTTGATAGTATCAACGATTCCCTCGTAGTACGGAAGCGAATCATCGCCAACGAGCGCCTTGAAATCATCATTTAGCTCGAAATCGTAGCCCTCAATGCTATCAGGTCGCCCTAACTTTGTATGAAATGCGTCCCATTCTTCCTTGGGAGCATCGGCTTTTGGAATATCACCCTTCTTTCCGGTAAAGGATTTAAGCTCTGACACATACTTTGCAAATTCGTTTGCGTCTTTGCCCTTAAGTTCATCCCACATCTTCGAGGATTTGAGGTCGCCTTCATCGAGCGACTCAATCATGGAGTCAACAAACGCCTTTTCAGTGGTCTGCGTGGTCGTTGGGGTATCAGCTACCACCTCAGTCTCAACTACCGCACCTTCCGTTACTTCTTCAATTGCCTCTACTTCTACTTCTTCTGCCATGTTATAGCTCCTCGTTTAGTTCTTCTTGTTCAATGGGTTCTTTATTGAGTTGGTCAATGAGGCCAATCACAATATTTCGCCCAGTATTCTGTTTCGCTTCGATAATCCCGCTGTTCGTCTCAGTCATATCCGACCACCGACAACGATCAACGATGAATTTTGCTACCAAACGAGCGTCTTGACTGTCCGACTGGAACAGATTGACGAACGCTTGTCTTGTGGTTTCAGGAATATTGTCGATATCCGACATCCACTCCGTCTTGTGAATCACGTAATTGAATACGTCCATGCCTTCTCCTTGTTGTTAGCCCATTTCTTCTACCATCGCTTCTGCGCCACTCCCGCCCTCGGGAGCCTTGGTAGTCTTGCTGTATGCGTCTGACATCACTTGTGCTTGCTCGGCCTGCTGTTGAGCCTCTAGTTGCTCCTGACGTTCGGCGCGAACTGCTTCAACTTCATCCTTGGTCGCCTGCAACGCAACCGGAACCATGTTCACCTCTTGGATGAATCTCGCGGTTTCGTCTGCGTTCACGTTGTCCCAAATCTCAGGCTTGACCTGCCCGACCAATCCAATCTGCTCAAGCGCGGTCATCGTGCCGTACAATTCAATCTGACGGGCGGCGAGTGACGCTTTGCCGACCAATTCAAAATCGAGCTTTGCCTCACTTAGTTCTGGAATATCAAGCTCAGGGAACTTATTCGCTCTTAGCATAATACCAAAGGCGCGTTCCAGTGCGGGTTTCACGAAATAGCGGTTGATGCGATTCACGGCGGGAGTCAGGAACTGCAATGATAGATTCAGTCGCTCGCCCGTTTCCGTCGCAGTCATGTTCTTCTTGTCGTGCAATGGATTGAACAGCGGCACATAAAACGCCTCCATGATCTCCTCTTCCTTCTTGGAAATCATATCATCGTTAATCATCACGTTGTCTTTTACCGTGAGTTGCTCCGGCTTCGAGAGAGGGTTCCCCGCGTTCCAGTAGATGATTGAGCCGTGATCGTTACTGATTCGGCGCACACTACCGTCATTTGGGGAAAGCCAAGGCGGATCACTGACACGTTGAGCGCCACGAATGCGAGTGCCTTCCATATCATTCACCATCGGGAGGGTAGATGCGACTTCCATAGCAGGAGAGCGTCCGTACTTCTCGTAATTGGTTCGATAGAAGCGACCGACCGCATAGGGCATCTCATCGAATCCACTTTCCTGAACAATCTCTTTCGTGTCGAAGCAGACGTAATAGGACGCAATCGGTTTCTGTTCCTTCTTTACTGAACCGCTAACATATCCGTCCGTCCGAGGCATCACGAAATGCAGGAAGGTATATTCTTTAGAGGCTGTGTTCACCTCAAGCGAGTCGTTCATAATCTTTTCGGGCGTGTCATCACCAAACTGTTGCATCGCCTGACGCGCCGTTAGCGTAAACTCGCGAATCACGGTGTCAACTTCGCCCTGATAGTTCTCGCAGATGTAAAATGACTTGTAGAAGTGAGAGCGCCAGTTCAAAATTGATGTCTTGGTTGACTCGCAATACAAGGCGGTTGTACCCGTGTAGGTGAGTGCATCAATTGACGAACCCATTTCCTCGTAAAAGTTACTTTCCTCGATTGCTGATGTGAATTTCTTCGTCACAGAGGTCAGCGCCCGTACCACATTGTCATTTTTCATCAGGTCGCGGTTCACCGGAACGTTTCGCACCCAGTTCTGGCCCTGCGGAAACAGATGGCTCATCAGTCCTGCCGTACACATCCGACGAGCTTTGATGCCAACGTCTATGTAGCGACCATGCTTCTTGCGGTCGCCGGGGCTTTTGATGCTTTCGATGTTGTCCATCGGTGGGTTGCACCATTCTGCCGCCGCTTGAGTGAGCGTATTGAAGTTTCCGCGCTCCGAACTGTTCTTTTCTTTATCAAATAGTTTAATTAAGTCTTGTGCTTCCATAGATTATCCTAGATTGGTTCCGCCACCGAGAGATTGCCCGCGAGTAATCCATGTGGATGTCGCGCCTTTACGCTTCTTCAGCGACTTCTTTGTTGCTTCGCCTGCAAACGCGGCATCAATTGGTAGCGCAGGGGCGGGTGTGGCTGGTGGTGCTTTCGGTTTCTTTTGACTTCCCATCTTATACTCCTAGTTTTCGTCTGATTCTTTTCAAGTTGTAGCAACGGGGAGGCTCGTCTTCGCGTCTTTCAAAGATTGCCCACTCCATTTCTTCGGGCATAATCTCGAAAAGTCGTTTTAAGTCTCCTGACACGTATTGAATATACCAACTGTCCTCAAAGTCAAGAACTTTCTCAACATTTCTTTCTAAGAGCATGTCCCGATTATGCTTACACGCCATCACAAATAGCTTTGAATCCGAGTAAACTACGCCATTTTCGAGATACCAAGAGAAAACTGCGTCGAACTTATCCCCGAAGAAGGCTTGTGCTTGTTTTATCATTTTATGTATGCCACATCCATGTGGCATCTTTCGTCTACATGAATAATCCTCATACCCATAAACTCATTACAGTCGCTTTTTACGTAAGTTAATTGAAATGTTATAAGTTCTTTGGTTAATTCGGCAACCTCCCTTCTTCCGAGATAAATAGTATTAAGTTCAGCATAAGAATGTCTGTAATAACAATTCATCTTCTCAAGTACTTTGTTCAGGAATGTGTCGCCATTCCATGCCAATTCATTTTTGTGC